GAAGAGGACTAGTTATGACACGCACACAAAAATCAGCATTTAACTCAGCCAAAAAAGCATGCGAATGGATACAACGCGAAGCTCATTGGGGCTGCTTACCAAACATGGATAGCCCTCGATCCGAAAGAGAGGAATACACCACAACAATGGACGCCGTAGATTTTGCCCAGAACTTCCTTAATTACCTGAAATATGACCTAAAAGAGGACGAATCATGAACCTTAAAGCAAACGAACTTTATTTAATAAGAACAGGTTTAAAACATACACAACGCAAAACACGCGACCACATAGATCCTGATTTTATACCCGAATCCAGTAAATTTGATTCTAATATTCTTAAATATCACCGTATCACAGAACTAATAAACAAAATTACCGACGAATTAGAAAAAGCACGTGAATTAGAAAAAACACGCAAAAAAAGGACAAATCATGAAAACTTATGAATGTATTTTAGACCTTGGAAAAGTCTACCCTGTGCGCGAATCAAATAACAAAGAAGAATTTATTAAAAACCTACTCGACGAATATAACTATAAATGCGACGGGCTATTCGAAGTAAAACGTGAAGATATCAGCAAAATAACTTCTGACAATGAAGACGAAGAGGACGAATCATGAACCGTATGCCATGTAGAATAAGCGACGACCCATACAGCGACTACTCTGATTTTATAGAGCAGGAAGGCGTGTATAAACAGTACATTGAATCCAACCCAGATGACGAACGCGACGCGCAGTTAGACAGACAATTTATATTAAACACAAGTCTTGAACCATTGATTACTCCACATGTTGGAGACAAAATTATTGAGCGTTAATATTAGTCATGCTAATATTTAAAACATGTGACTTATAAGGAAATAGCTATGGATACATGGACAACACCAAGCGTATGGCGTGACTTACAAAAGAAGTACCCAGCTATGGCAATTGATGATCGCACTACTAAAATTAATACAAAAAGTACTGTTATCGAGCCTTCTAAAGATATGGTTAACAGCCCTAGTCACTACACAGCTGGGGATGGAAGCATTGAATGCATTGATGCAATTGAAGCTTCTATGACTGTAGAAGCCTTTCGCGGATATTGCAAAGGAGCAGCTTTAAAATATCTATGGCGATATGAAAGAAAGTCAAAATCATTAGAAGATTTAAAAAAAGCCCAATGGTATCAGAACCGTTTGATATCTACTTACGACTAATCTTGCCATACTCGAGGAACGAGCATGAACACCAAACAATTTCTTACTTTACAACGTGAGCACGATCTAGCAACACGTAACGACACTTTATCTCAAGAGCAATTAGAATATATCACTGTTGCTCTTAAATCTAAATTTCCTTCTCAATACAAAACTTTTATAGACGAATTTAAAAATATTGCTCCAGAAGTTTATGCACTCCAACAGTGTGCAGAACATAAGGACATTTTTTAATGAATTTAATTACACTTGACTTTGAAACTTATTTTGACAGCCATGTAAGTTTAACAAAACTAACCACAATGGATTATGTTCGGCACGAAAAATTCAAAGTGTGGGGCGTTGGTATCAAGATAAATCATGATGCAACAGAGTGGTATGGTGAAGAAGAAGCCGAAGACGCGTTACGCAGTATTGATTGGGACAACACAACATTAATTGCGCATAACACGCCATTCGACGGTTACATCTTAACAAGATACTACAAACTTATACCAAAATATTACGTCGACACAGCTGCGGTCGCCCGCGCATTGCATCCTGGTCAATCTGCTCGATTAAAAGATGTTGCCATACGTCTTTTCCCTAATGACGAGACAATGCGCAAAGGTGATGAACTTATCGATGCAAAAGGTATATATGATCTCCCACCTGACATTGAAGAAGCGCTCGGAGGGTACTGTATACAAGACGTTGATCTTACTTACGCTCTTTACCATCAAATGTTACAACAAATGCCGCAATCAGAAATGGACTTAATTGACCTTACATGTCGGATGTTTTGTGAACCTAATTTAATCGTAAACCGTGAGTCGCTAACAAAGTTTCGTGACGACACTATCGCAGCTAGTGAAGCTGCTATACAAGCGGCAAAGATTAATCGCAAAATTCTAAGTTCAAACAAACAGTTTGCAGAATATATACAAAATACATTAAAAATTGTGCCTCCAACTAAAACAAGTCCAACTACTTATAAAACAATTCCAGCACTTGGTAAAAACGATAAAGCTTTTACTCAAATGCAAAACATGTATCCAGAACATAAATTAATTTGGGACGCACGCAAAGCTGTTAAAAGTCGTATCAATGAAACACGCGCACAGCGCTTCCTAGATGCAACGCATGAGGATGGCACAATCAGTGTGCCACTTCGTTACTATGCTGCGCATACAGGGCGTTTTGGCGGTACAGAAAAAATTAACATGCAAAACATGCCGCGCAAATCCCCGTTACGCAAGGCACTTACTGCACCAAAAAATAAATTAGTTTTTGTTGCTGATTTATCTAATATCGAAGCGCGAATGCTTGCATGGCTTGCAGACGAACAAAGCTTATTAGAGCAATACAAAAACGGCGAAGATGTATACGCTAACCTCGCACAAGACATCTACAAACGTCCCATAAATAAAGATGATCATCCGCTTGAGCGTTTTGTAGGTAAGACTGCAGTTTTAGGTCTTGGCTACGGAATGGGCGCTGCTAAGTTTCAAACAACTTTAGAAGCTGGTGCTATGGGCCCACCCATAAAATTTTCAACACAAGAAGCAACTGACGTAGTTCATACATATAGAACTACTTATCCAGGAATACCGCTTCTTTGGACTAAACTCGAAACAAAGCTGGCAAACACTATAAACCCAGCTTTTTATGAAGAGTGGCATGGATTAACTTTTGCAAATCAAAAGATACTCTTGCCAAATGGCTTATCTCTGCAATATAGAAACCTTCGTTATGAAGCAGGTAAGTTGACGTACGATAACCGTACTAAGGAAAGCACGTGGGGAGGGCGTATTACAGAGAACGTAATACAAGCTCTCTCTCGAATTATTGTTACTGATGCTATGCTTCGTATACAAAAAGACAAAGCACTTGATGCTAAAGTTGTCCTTACTGTACACGATGAGATAGTTTTAATTAGCAATGCTAATGATCCAGATGTTACAATGGAAAAACTCATTTCACACATGTGCACACCACCTTGTTGGGCTTTAAATATACCGCTCAACGCTGAAGGTGGTTATGACACAAGTTACAGTAAATAATTTATGTCTCGATTAGTTTTAACTCGAAAAATAAATGAAAAAGTTATTATACATAATGACAACGGCGTCTTGGCTGAAGTAAAAATTTCGAAAATAGATCGCAATCAAATTCGCTTAACATTTGAAGCTGATCACAATGTAAAAATCGACCGACAGGAAGTCTTCGAAAAGACGCTTTTTCTACAAAAATAAATATTAGTATTCCTAATACTATGATATATTTAAATCTCTGTAGGAGGAGCCATGCAACTAACATTTTTAGAAGCCGCCAATGGATTGCGGCTGAGCAAACGACACTGTGCTATAAATGGATTTACCCCTTATCCGCACGTAAAATCAGTAACATCTCATGAACACCAGGTACCTTTAGATAACGCCGGTCTTGCATTACTAGAAAAGCTTATCAACGACAATGGACAAAAAGGCCACTGTCTTTTAAAAGGTAAATTAAAACGATCTTTAGATAACGAATCGCGAGCCGGTAAAACAGATCGTATTGCTTACTCAAACTTATTAGTCCTTGACATAGACGGGCTGTCTATTGAAAACCATACAAATCCAAAGTTTTTTACAGCAAAAGACATTACAACTCTTGCAAAAACTGTATTACGAGAGCTCCCACCTGAAGTACAAGATACCAGCTTTATTGCTCAAGCATCAGCTAGTCTTGGTCTTAAAGGAGATAAAGTATCTCTCCACATATTCATGTTTTTAAAGCACGCTTTGCCTGCGAAAGCAGTTAAATTATGGCTACAAAATGCAAACTTTGAATCTTCTTTATTTTCATCTCAATTAGAATTATCTTCAAATGGGCATTCTTTAAAATACCCATTAGATGTTAGCGTTGCTGATAATTCAAAACTAATCTTCATCGCTCCTCCTACCTTTGAAGACGAAACCCACGATCCGTTCAGTTCCTCGTCTGAGCGGGTCGTGCGCGTTTCAAATATTAATGAAACTTTAGATTTAGCTAAACTGATGGAAAACATCAGCCCTGAAGTTGTTTATCAAAAGAGCAACGAATACAAAAATAAATTACGTAACCAACGCGGGTTTAATGCAAAAAAAGAACGGCTAACTATAGCTACAGTAGATAATAAATCTGAAGAGATTTTGACAAATCCAGATCGTATGTCTATCAACATTACAGACGATACTAATCCACCATACATACGATGTAATGTTAATGGTGGAGACAGCAATGCCTATTACTTTAAAGTAAACGATCCCACTTATATGTATAACTTTAAAGGTGAACCTATATGGTCAATCGAACAAGCTGATCCAGACTTTTATAAATCTTTGTTTGACCATTACCAAGAAGAAATGGCTAAAGAAGGTAGAGCTAATTTTCCTGTTTCAATGCGTGATTATATTACTGACACATACTACAACGGTGTCTTTGATCCTAATCTAAATCAATTTACTCATGACTTTCCTTTACTGCCATGCGCATCATCTAGCATTGAAGGATTTATGAGATCACACGGGCGCAGCAAACCTGATTTTATCCCTGATGCTAAAGTTGTATTTGATCCCACATCAACAAGTGATGCTATTGATTTAACTCAAATCCCGTATCGCATAAACATGTTTAGCAAAACTAAATACATGTTGCAAACTGACTGGCGTGAACCGCTTGGTATGGGCGACTCACCGCGTATTGCTGAAGAATGTCCTCTTATATATAAATTGCTAACTCATATTCTTGGCGGACAAAACTTAGAAGTTGAACATTTTACTAATTGGTTAGCTTATATATTTCAAACTAAACGCAAAGCAATGACCGCATGGGTGCTACAGGGTGTGCCTGGCACAGGTAAAGGTATTTTTTATACAAAAGTCTTACGCCCTTTATTTGGTAACGAACACGTTCCAATGCGAGCTTTACAAAACATTGAAGAACAATTTAATTTATATATGAGACAAGCCTTATTCTTAGTAGTTGATGAGTTTCACATGGCATCAGCTAACTCTGGCACTATGAAAATAGCAGACAAACTCAAAAATGCCATTACAGAAAATACTATGACAATAAGAGCTATGCGCTCTAACCAAGTAGAAATGCCAAACTACACAAATTTTATATTTCTTACTAACCGGCCTGACGCAGTTAAGATAGAAGAAGGAGACAGACGTTATAATATTGCTCCACGACAAGAGCAAAAATTAGAACACGTTTATCCCGAAGTTATTGCAGGTATCGACGATATCAATAAAGAACTGTATACCTTTGCATCTATTCTACGCAGTTTTAAAATTAATAAACAACTTGTCCATACACCGATTGCAAACAATGCAAAAGCTCAAATGGCTCAAGTTACTATGTCAGTATTAGAAGAATTTTTTGCAGCTGTAAAACACGGCAACCTTGAATTTTTTATTGATATTTTAGATATTAGTTTAACTAACGTAATGCAAGGCCAAGAAATTACAACCGCACAACGCCTTGTAAAACAATGGGCCATAGAATCTCAATGGCCCCACTCAGTCATACCTATGGAACATTTAAGATTAGTGTATGGCGTGCTTACTGATAATCGACTATCTCAACGAGAATTTCAAAAGAAAGCTGAACGATGTGGTATCACACGCGAACGTAAACGCGAGCACAATGCATCTAGACAAGACAATCCGGTAAGAGGTGTAGTCACTCAATGGCGCACTAATCACCTTAGTATTGCAGAAATTGCAGACAAGTATTTTGACGACAAAGATTTAAAGCTGCTTGGTAATACTTAATACTATTAGCTATACTAATATATTAAGTAATTAGGATTCTACATGATAAAACTAACCCAAGACAAAACTCCGCAAAAAAATTTAATTGAATATGAAAAACCAGAGCAATTAGGAGACGTTCGCGCCTGGAGTTATTCTGCTCTAAAAGTTTATGAAGATTGTGCATATCGCACTTATATTAGTCGAGTCAAAGGTATTAAAGAACCTAGTAGTCCGGCAGCTGATCGAGGCACACAAATTCATAATTATGCAGAGGATTACGTCAACGGAACACTTGGAGAACTACCTACTGAATTAAAAAAATTTACTGACAATTTTGAAGAGCTTCGTCAGCTTTATAACGATGCCAAAGTAGAGTTAGAAGGTGAATGGGGATTTGACTTAAATTGGGCCCCTGTAGGTTGGATGCAAAAAGAAACTTGGGCACGAATAAAACTTGATGCTTTAGTTCATGAAGATGAAACCTCTGCAAGAGTTATTGACTATAAAACAGGTAAAAAATGGGGTAACGAAATACCTCATAGTCAACAAGGTTTATTGTATGCAATCGGTACGTTCTTTCGTTATCCAACATTACAATTTGTTCAAACAGAATTTTGGTATTTAGACCACGGCGAAACAACTAAAAAACCTTATACACGCGACCAAGCTATGTTGTTTGCGCCAGCGTTTCATAGACGCGCAATTAAAATGACAACTGAAACTACATTTGCTCCAACCCCTAGTAAAAGCGCCTGCCGCTGGTGCCCTCATCATAAAGGTGACGAACCAGAATGCCGTTGGGGTATTACTTAGCAAAATAAAATTCCCGATTGGAATCAAACTAATCCTCACGAAGAATGAAAAAGGAGATCGCAATGAAACTAAAACCACTACTTGATAAAGCGCTTATATATTTTGTAAGCGCTTTACTCATTTGCTTACTACTCATCTTAATAGCCCAAGCCATATCTCTTGCTTTCTATGTACTTATTTTCATGAGTGCAATAGGTGTGCTTGTCTATTTATATTTAAGGAAAAATAAATGCTTCAAACAGTAATTAAAATTTTTAACATTATTGAATTCACTCTGTTAATTGCAGCTATATTAGGAGTTACTTATGATTTTTGCCGGGCTACTTTCAGCACTAGGTTTGCTAGTTCTAATCTTTAAATTCGGAATACGACGTGTTATTGCATATGACATTCCCATTGATATCGCCATTACAGGCTTGCTTATGTATTTATTTGCTGGCACATACAGCGGCATGATTGCCGCTATGGTTGGCGGGCTAATTGTATCAATCACTTTATTTGCACTAAAGAAAACTATCTATCGAGAAGAACTTAAACTAGTTCGTATTTCTAAATTTCCATACCGCTCCATCCGCTGGCTAGAGGTAAAACCCTAATGGAATACGTCATCCCTATGTTTTTTATTGCGTTTGTTTTTATAACCGCTATCGACATGTTTTTTACATTGCGCGGAGACAAAAACAATGAGCGACTATAAAAGATTTTTATTCGGCCATGTAGAGGAACAAATTAATAATGTTTTATTACAAAAACAACGACAACGAGATTTACCAGTACAAACTAGTAACAGACCCACCGGAAGCTATGTATTGGTCAACGTACCGTCTAAAAAAATCTCACATCAAACTCCAGACTCCGTTAGATCGGACAACAACAGCACAAATCAAACAGGAAATATTTAATGATATTAACGAAACTGAACAAAACTAAATGGAATAAAAGTATTAGTTATGCTAATATTATAAACCCATCAATGAGTGATGATTATGTTAAAACCTTTTGAACATCAAGCAGTTACTACAGATCATATCTTAGCAAACGATTTTTGTTTAATTACGTCAGATCCAGGTACTGGCAAAACACGATCCGTACTTGATGCCCTCACTAAACGCGGATCACGAACCTTAGTCCTTGCACCTTTGTCTATCCTTGAAGCTTCATGGGGTGATGACATTGCAAAGTTTACTCCAGCTTTAACATACGCTGTTGCGTACGCTAAAAACCGTGAAAAAGCATTTGCTGGTTCAGAAAACATTGTCATTACAAACCACGACGCAGTGAAGTGGATTGTTAAAAATATGCATGTGCTCACCGATTTTGACACGCTTGTTATTGATGAATTTACTGCATTTAAGAACAAAGATAGCCAGCGTTCTAAAGCAGCATACAAAATTGCTGAAGCATTTTCTTACCGTATTGCTATGTCTGGCACACCAAATAGCAACACTATTCTAGATATCTGGCACCCTATGTTACTTGTTGATGACGGAGAACGTCTCGGTCGTCGCTTTTACAGTTTTAGATCTTCAGTTTGCACCTCAAGGTTCAATGGTTTTGCAAATACTTGGGTTGATAAAGATGATGCTGAACAACTTGTAGCCGCCGCACTAAGTGATGTAAACATTCGGTATGAATTAGAAGAATGTCTAACAATGCCTGAACAAACCATCAGCACTAAATACGTTACTTTGCCCTCAAAAATTATGACGCAATACAAACAACTTAGTGAAGACTCTGTTTTATACACAGGCACTGCAACTATTAACGCTATACACGCAGGCGCAAAAGTTAAAAAGTTATTGCAGTTATGTACAGGCGCAATCTATGACGAACAAGGTGTTGTTCAAAGCGTTCACCCTGACCGTTATGAGCTTGTAATGCAACTTGTACAAGAACGTAAAAACAGCCTTGTCGCTTTTAATTGGAAACATGAAAAACAACACATGACTGCACTAGCTGAAAAGCTAGGAATAAAATACTCCACTATAGATGGAGACACACCTGCTCACCGCCGCAAAGATATTGTTGACCGTATGCAAGCAGGGCACTTACAAGTTGTATTCTGTCACCCCCAATCAGCAGGTCATGGTTTAACTATGACCAAAGCCACTTCAGTTATCTGGGCGTCACCCACATACAACGCTGAACATTATCAACAATTTAATCGGCGTATTTATCGCGCTGGGCAAACACAACGTACCGAAGTTATTCATATTGCAGCACGTAACACTTGGGAAACCGAAGTGTACGAAAAGTTACAGAGCAAACTTAAACGCATGGAAGAACTACTTACTATTTTAAATAAACTTAAAACAGCTGCTTAAAGGAAAAACTATGAATATAAACGAGCTAATTGAACAACGTACAATTCTTAAAAAAGAACTTGATTTAGCCAATGCACATATTGCTAATTTAAAGCAAACAAAAGAGGAGTTGGATTATCAACTTCTTATCAAATTGGACGAGCAAGGTTTGTCACGTACCGCTAATGACAAAGCTAGCGTGTCCATTAACCAAGATACTGTAGCCAATGTTACAGACTGGGATGCATTTTATTCCCATGTCATGCAAACAGAAGACTTCAGTCTCTTACAAAAACGTGTTTCCTCAGTTGCGTACAAAGAACTTCTAAAGCTTGGCGAAGAAATTCCTGGTGTTCAACCGCGTGAAATACGTCGTATTAACTTTCGATCTTTATAAACATGAATCATGAAACGGAGACTATTATGTCCAAAGCAGTAGCAGAAAAAGTAACAACAGCATCACTTGTAGCTTCTAATGATAACTTACCCGCACATCTACAACTCGTAGAAAACGGAGTAGGGCGCGGCAACGAGAACGTAGGTGCTAACGTAGTTATACCGCGTATTAAATTATTACAAAAAATGTCTGACGAAGTAGATATTCATCACGCTAAATACGTTGAAGGTTGTCAACCTGGGCATTTTGTAAATACGCTTACAGGTTTTAATTACGGTTCTGAAATTTACGCAATCAGCCTTACATTTAACACAGAGTTTGTTGTTTGGCGACAACTTGACGCTGGTGGCGGATACGGTGGCGCATTCCCCTCAAGAGCCGCAGCCCAAGATCATGTAAATCAACAAGACAAGCCCGCTGATTACGACATTAACGAAACACATGCACATGTCCTTTTGCTCAAAGACCCTAATACCGGTGAGCTTGACCGTACACCGTGCATCATGGACTTCGCTTCGTCTAAGCTACGCGTGTCTAAGAATTGGAATTCTCAGATCGGTATGCAAGGTGGTGATCGTTTTGCAGGTTTATGGAAAGTTGCTGGCGTATCAACTGAAAACAAGATGGGTAAGGCGTTTATGAACCTTGACGTATCTTGGGTAGGTTGGGCTATGGAAGATGACTACAAAGCGGCAGAAGCCTTGTATGAACAACATAGCCATAGCTAGTTTTATTAGTAATACTAATGACTAAGTGACTTGTAATTGCTAGTCACTCCCTTTGCCAGCTTGATGCACTGGTAGTCGCAACGCATCATACAG